ACTACCGCCAACGCCGGCGCCTGTGGTCACAGAGACGACATCAACATTAAGAGACTCAATTCTAAGTACCGTTTTATGTACCACACCGCTACCCTGCTCTTCAGCCGTAACCTCTGGACCAACTGCAATACCAGCACCCGGTAACGCATGAATATCAGTGGTTAAATTGTTTAGTGTACACACGGCTGTGCCCGCGGTAAACACAGAACACCTGAAGCTATAGTTCCAGTCGTCGCTAATTTCTACTGGTAAGTTTGAACCGTCATCATCGGCGGTTATTGTGGCTACAGTCTCGTAACTCTGACCGCCGTCTTTTGTACGCCTTAGGACAAGTGTGCCGTCCCAGTCCGAAGACAAGTCTGCCTTCCAAAAAATATTCTCACCTCGAGTAATACGCATTTCTGGTGAGACGCCTACCGCGCTAAATGTCTTTGCTATTGTACTCATTACTTGTTCCTCCTTAGTTTGTTAAATTATCCTATTGCCCCTGCTTCGCTCATTTGCACGAGTCTAGCCAAGGCACTGTCATCTTCTAAATTCGCTTGAGAGAGGTCTTTAACCGACCCTGCTTGAATGCTGGCTTGCTCTGCTTGAGCCGCCGCCTGTTCCGCTTGGGCTCTAGCCTCTCTTATTTGTTGGACTATTTCATCTGCCACTACAATATTAGGTGGTACACCTGTGATATCTGCATACTCGTCAACTATCTGGTCAGTATCAATCTTATCAAGAACCTCTGGCCTGTACTCTGCCATCTGTCCTACGAATGCCGTGAAGCGTTCTATCCCCGAAAGGCCCGCTAACTTCTGGGCACTGTGCATAATAGAGATATACTCAACCTTGAGTGAAGAGCCTTGCAGCTCTTCTGGTGGCTCAGGCAGTAATCCTTGCCTGTCCATTATCAGAAAAGCGATATCTATGAGAGGGTCGAGCAGGTCTTGGTTGAGTCGCTCCAGTACGGGCCCCAATCCTAAGAGTTTCTCCTCGCGTCTCTCGTTGACCTCTGTAGCTGTTATCTGTCGCCTGTCGCTGTTGGCAAGCATTAAGAATAAATCTTCGTAGTAAGCACGCTGTATAAGATTTTCTTTCTCAGTCATCTGGTCCCTGAGTTCGCTGAGTTGAAAGTTCACCTCATGGGCCGGCCTGAAACCTTTCTGTCCTTCCCTCTCATCTGTGTAAGTAATATCGCCTGGAAGGATTGAAGACTTTGAGCGCTTGAGTGACGTTGGGCCAATCATTGGAGGGTTGACTTTCTTCTCAACTGCCTGAGCAAAGCGCCTCTCCATCGTTTGTAGGGCCTTAATGTCTCCGAGTGCTACCATACCGGGGCAGTTGGTGCCGTAAACGTCCTCTCCTGTGGTCTCCCATCTAGGGCAAAGCACAGGGAAATAGTCATAGCCACGTTCCCTAAGATAAGTCTCAGGATCAGTAGCAGAGCCTTGAGTTGAAGACACTGTGCTCTTTTCGTAGTAGATGCTTTCGAATTTCTTTGAAGTTAAGCTCTTTGGGTTGTAGCTCTCGTTAGGACGGACAACATGACAAATATCTATCCATTGGCCCCACTGCTTACGTTCTATGGCTGTTTTGATTGTGTTTGAAAAATTGGACTTGTCGAGGTTGCCGTTGTCATCACGCCTGCCGAACTTCTTAACTACCTGTCTCACAGTAAGCCTGAACTCTCTTGAGAACACACGAACCCTGAGCTTATCGTCTAAGGCTATCATATATGACCCTACTGGGAATGTATAGCATCTAAGAACATTCTCAAAATCTTCTTCGATCAACATGGCACTCGTAGCAAATGTGCCCATGTCTCCATATACTATTGGTAGATTGTTGTAAAGGTTAGACCTAAGAAACGCCGCATTCATCACCTCTTCTACTTCATGCAGGTAGTTTTTAACCTGTCCGTTCTCTTTAAGTGCTGGGTCTGGAGTAGAAAGCCTGAACCATTTCCTTGCCGGAGAGGTAACCCCTCCCATCATGCCTGATGCAAGAGTTCTCTTTGCGAGTGTAGCAGTACCGTTGATTATCTTTTGGTTTCTGCGTTCGCCTCTGTTGGTTTGGGAAAGAGTGAACTGAGCTCTCCTTGGGTCTATGAAGTCCGCAAGGTCTGTCCAATGAGTTATAAACGAAGACCTGTCTCGCTCAAGGTCGGCACGTAGAATTACAAGCTCTTGTCTTTTGGTTATCTCTGACATACTATTGTCCTAACAAAGTCTTAACGGCGCCTGTTCCTGCACCGCCTGTGGCGACTACATCTGCCCGAGTTTGAGTTCCGGCCCTAGTAGCCCCGCGTCTTTTAATCCGTCTCATAGCTGTCTGCTCTTCAAGTCTCTTCTCTTTGAGGCGTTCTGCCTCTGCAAGAGCTCCTGTCCTCCGAGTTTCCTTCCTTACGGCTTTGCTTTGCTTGCGACTTTCTACTGCACCTGCGGTTGCTGCACCTGCTGAAACTACTGCTGCTACTGTAACTGGATCAAACATAATCAATTCTCCTTAATAAAGTTCTCTTTGGTAGGAAGCCTTTTTTTATCCATAAGGGTTCTTGTTCTTTAAAAGAAAACAGCTCGAATACTGTTGCTCCTGCCTCTTTCCCTGCTTGCATTATATATTTTAATAATAACGATGTCCTTATATCGTTTCTATATTCAGGGGTAATATATAAATGTTGCCCTACCCCGTGAATCTTACCAGTAGAAGGTTCGTTGAAAATAAACCCATCAACAAAACCTACAATTTCTCCATCTACCTCTGCCACAAAGGACACATAAATTTCTGTATCAAAGAGTTTTACAGCCATCTCTTTCCACCACTCCAAGTTAGGAGTGAATGTCGGAGCTAACTCTTTAACCATTTTAAGCCATAATAACGCAACCGCGTCAATATCTTCTACCTCTGCTCTTCTTATCATTGACCCAACTCTACCAAATAAGGTATGTCCTTTGCAACCCCTTTTCTTATTATTATGCCCATTTACACTTTTCCTTCTAAGGGTATATCTTTCACATCTCTCACAAATCTTTTTATATTATATTTATCAAGATAACTCAAAGAATTCCACCATATATCTAACTCAATCTCTTCTTTAATTATTTCTTCATCAGTCAAGGTCCTATACATACTTACATCCTCTTCTCATCGTAAGGATCATACTCGGAAGCCATTTTGCCGACATCGCCAAAGCCTTTGCTCTCGACCTGAACATTCCATTGAACATTAGGGGCTGTGCCGAATGTCCTGAAGGCGGCGGCAGGGTCACTGAATATGTCATGGCAAGGAAGCTTGCTCACCCTGTTCGTGTCCGGGTTGACCTCATAACGATAACGCCTGAGAGCCTGGAGACCTTCAGCGGTCTTTTCTTTGTCAAAGTAACAGAACGGGAATACGGCTCTCGTTGCGTTAATGCCGTCCACGACACTCGCAACCTTTGGAACGATAGATACTTTATAGCCGAGTTCAGCCAGTGTCTCTTCCGGGCTTATGCCAATCAAGTGATTATGATTACCATCGTGAGGAAGGAAGAGCGTATCGTAAACATATCCCTTGTCCTGTAGCACCTTTACATAGTGAGGCATCTTCTTACGGCTGTTTTGGTAGAAGTCTATGACGTGATACTCGAAGGGCCCTGCCTTCTGAATGAACCATAGTGCTGTGTTGTCTCCGTAACCTAAATCCCAAAATGTATTCACAGGGAGCTTTGGGTTGTAAGGCACTCGAGTTATCTGTTTGTTCTCTGAAATTTCTCGCATCTCATCAGCATAGATAGCGCCCTCAACGGCGGAACGGCACTGCCCTTCCCATACCGTCAAAAAATCTATATAGTCACGCTCTTGCAAGTCGAGCATTTCTTGTTTTAATACGCTTGAAAACCACGGGTTATCTCTCCAAGACAGTTTTATGACCACGGCGCCAGTCGGAGGATTGGCAACAAAACGCTGGTAGGTCTCGTCCTCTTCAAGTTCTGGATTGAACGATATCCATATTTCGGAACCCTCTTTACGAATG